CAGCAATGCCAGTGATGGTCATGTCCATCTTCATGACGCCACCCCCCGTTCGGCCTCGATCACCAGCCGCAACGCCCGACCGCCCTCGCGACGAATACCGCGAATATTGTAAGGCACACCGCCCCACATGATCCGGTCCCGCTCGTCAATGTCAGACCGGTTGTATATCTCGAACAGCACAACGAAAGTCGCGTTCGTGCGCCCGTCGTCCGTGTTCTCGCGGCCCGCCTTGGCCTTCACAGATGCCCACACAGTCGCGTTGTCAGGCATGTCGCCCCACACCTCTGTCACGCCGCCCCCGCCGTCTGGCGTGGCTGTGGCGCGCTGTAGCGTGATTTGCTGATCCATCTTGCCAGCGGTCATTAGATACGCACCACACGAACAGTGTCGATCAGCATATTGACCCCCATTGGCATCGCTTCCAGCCGGTCGCCAACTGACTCCCGGTTCGTGTACCAATGGCCAATCAGCAACCGCACAACGTGCTTGATATTCTCCGGTGTACCCTCGCCAGCGACGAAGCGGATCTTCACAGCGCCCATGGTGGGGCCTGTGGAAGGCCATCCGCCGACAGGGCGCACTCGTTCGCCGTCTGCTTCATATTCTGCGGGTGCAAGCACCTGCTCCGCGCCTTCCGCGTCCACGTATGACACAGATGTAACGGAAACCACCGGGCCAAGCGGGATACAGAACGCGCCCGCAGGGAAGCGATCAAGCGATAACTCCCAAGTCTGCGGCTCAAGCGCCATGCCAAGAACGCCGCGCCAGCCATCAAGCCACGCCTCTGCGGTTTCGATCAGCATAGAAATCAACGCATCCTCAGCGTTTTGCGTCACCCGCAAATGGTCTCGCGCCTCATCCAAAGACAATGGCCGGACGGCGGGAGGTGTGATGCGGGTGAGCCTGTGCATTTTACTTGCCGCCATACGGGAACGGGTCAAGCCCAAGTTCCTTGGCGCGCTCTGGCGTCATAACGCCGTCAGGTGCCTTCTTTTCTGTAACCGCCTTGGCGGGGGCCTTCTTTTCTTCGCTCATATCATCATCTCCGGTGAAAGGATGCCCCGGCCATCACAGCCGGGGCGATTGATTAGGCAGCAGCCATTTTCAGGATTCGCATACCCTGGGGATCAACCACACCGCCGCCAACGCGCTTCGTCGTGTAGAACATGACGTAAGGCTTGTTGGTGTAGGGGTCGCGCTGGACGCGCACGCCGGTACGGTCAACGATCAGATACGAACGGGCGAAGTTGCCGAATGCAATGGGCGTGGTGCCGACTGCCAACCCCGGCATATCGGCCATTTCCGTGACGGGATACGCCAGCAGTTGCGAAGGCTGGCCCGCAACGGTCGAAGGTTGCCAAAGCTGCTTACCATCTGCATCGCGCAGTTTGCGGATCGCGCCCATCACCGTGCGGTTCATCACAAACCGCGCTCCGTTGGTGTAGCTAGCCGGAACCGCGTAGATCAGGTCGAGAAGTTCATCCTCGGATACGGCAGTTGCAGAAGCCGCCGTATTCACGCCGATAGCGCCAAGCGGGTTTGCCGCAGCGTTTGCCGCGCCGGTCGCATAGGTCAGGAAACCGTTCGGCTTGTTGGTGCCGTTGCCGGAAACGAACGCAAGCCCTTCCTGCTTGGCAAACTCTGTTTGAACCTCGTTCGCAAGCCATGACTCAAGGTTGACCGCCGCATCATCCAGCATCCCCTGCGTTGCCGCCGGGTTTGCATAGATTTCGCCGGGCGTGAAAGTCATAGACCCAAAAGCAGCCGTGTTCGTCTCGGGACGTGCAGCCGCCTCGCCAACCCAGCCTGAGCCAGTGCCGCGAAGGTTGAACAGTTTGGAAAAACCAGCCGTCGATATATTTTGCACGGTAGCGATTTCGCGCATCGGTGAAACTTCGACCAGCTTGTCTGTGATTGTCCGATCCCACTCGACCGGCGCAAGGTAGCCGCCCTCAGAGTCAACGCCCTTATTCAAGTTGGCCTGAATCTCGCCGCGCTTGAAGTGCGCGCGAAAAGAGTCGGTATATTCTGCATCCTTCACGCTGTCGGGACCGGTGCCGTTGATCGACATGGCCGCAATCTTTGCGTTGGCCGAGTCGATGGCCGCTTGCAGGTCGCCGACGCTGGCGTTGATCCGGTCAACCTGTTCGGTTTGGACAACATCGCCCATGCCCTTTTTCAGGTCGCCAAGTTCCTTGGTGTGCGCCGCCTTGAACGCTTCAAAGGCCTTGCCCTGATCTTCAATCAGAGCCTTGATGTCAGTGCTTGCATCAGCGCGCACACCGACAAGCCCGCGAACGGGCTTTTTGAAGTGTTTCATAATGAAACTCCTGTCAGATTTTAAGTTTCTCGGTGTTGCCGCGAATTGCGGCGATGATGTCAGCGCGCGGCATGACGTCGGGGGTCGATACGTCAGACCCCCCTTGCAGTTCCGCCAGGAGGCTACGGCGCTCCCGGCGGGACAATCCCTGTGCGGCCATGCTGGCCTCGATTCTGGCAATGGCCGAGGCCCGCTTGCCGTTGTCGTGATCCTGTTCGATATCGGATGCGGACAGATACCCATCAGCAAGCCCCGCTTTCACGGCGTCCTCACCAGTGAAAAATGTTTCAGCGTCCATCCAAGCCTCAACGTCAGCAGGCTTTACCCCAGACCTTTCAGCGTACAGGTCGCGCATGGCACGGTCGAAAGGCTCCATCATCGATGCCGACGCCTGCATGTCGTGACGGTTGCCGATAGTGATGCCCCACGCGTTATGGATCATCAGAAAACCTGTTTTCGCGACCTTTATTTCATCGCCAGCCATTGCGATTACCGAAGCCGCCGAAGCCGCAAGGCCAAGAACGTTCACCGTCACCTTGGCCTTGTGTTCGCGCAGCATGTTGTAAATCGCAACGCCCTCGAAGAAATCGCCGCCGGGGCTGTTGATGTCCACGCGAACTTCACGCTCGCCAATGGACCGAAGCGCACCGGCGATCCGCTTTGAAGTGATGCCATCGCCATAATCGCCGCCGCCGATCTCGCCAAGAATGGAGATGGCCGCTTCGTCAGAATTTGCGGCGCGAACGCCAGCGTTCCAGCGGTCGATAACGTCGGTTCGCGGCTGCCACTCCATATTGGATAGCGCCTTGATCGCCTCAATCTTTGGGAGTTTACGCAGGCTCATCCGGGCCTCCTTTCTGTTGCCCCATCGGGCCGGGAAGATCGTCACGGCGCGGCAGGTCCATCCAGTCGCGCGGCTCGTCAGGGTGCAGCCATGGCTGATGTCCGCCAGAGCCAAGGCCTTTTGCGAAGAAATCGGCCTGATCCTTCATCGAACCACGCAACAGCGCGGCTGCATTGAACTTTATTTCGTATTCGTCAGCCTCTTTTTCCGTCAAAAGAGAACGCTCGATTGCCTGTTGCCATGCTTCAAACCACGGGTTGAGACCGTACCGAACAAAGAATTGCCCCAAAACGTCGATACCGGACCCCCAAGACGTATCGTCAACACCCAGAAGCGGGCGCGGAACGCCAAACGGTCGCGCCGTTTCCTCGATCTGGTGCTTGCGCTGTTCAATCGCCTGACCTTGCTGGTTCGTCTGCGAGGATGGCTGTAACTCCATGCCTTCCTCTAGGATCTTCCAGCGGTGCGCATTCTCTGCCCCTGCGTCATCGTTCATGCTGGCCCGAAGCCGCTCATATGCTTCTGGCGAGATTTTTCCCGGATGCTTCAGCGCACCGCCAACAATCATTCCGTTGCGGAACAGCCGCGCCGCCGATTTCTCGGCCTGTTGCGCCAGCCCGATAGCCTCTGCCGCCTGCTTGACCAGCGAAAGGCCTGTGATGCCGTCATCCGACAGTCCATATCGCAGGTGGAACACATCGGACTGCGCCAAGGTGATCGGGCCCCGGTTGCCCCGGTCAACGTCGTACTCTAGCGCCCAATCGTCCCGCTGCCTGACCGTCACCCGATCTCCCGCAATCGGTACAAGCTGTGTCAACCGGATCCCGCTGCGGACGATCATTGCGAAGGCATCACCGTCCACAAGTGCGCGTTGCTGCATCAGGCTCCGAAATTCAAACGCAGTCTGCCACGCGTTCGGCTTCCTGTGCAGCACCCTAAAAAGCGGGTGGTCGGTTGCCTTTGACTTGTCATCCTTGCGCTGCATGTGAAGCGGCAGCATTCCGATGCTAAACGCAATCAATGAGACACATCGGAGAACTGTTGTGTTTTTCATCGCGGTCTTTGCCGTGATATTTGCGCCGGATTCCGTCATCCCGCCAGCGCCGCCGCGCATAAATTCGTAAAACGCCGGATCGTCAAAGCCGGAGAATGCCGCACTCTCGCCAGCCATCGCCCGAACTTCTGTGTTTCCCGCCGCAGATGTGCGCCGGAACATGTCTAAAATACCCATTCGCACCCCTAAACGGCTAAGAGGCCGCGCTCTTCATAAACGGACGGGCCGTGACTGCCGCCGGTCCCAAGATCAGACGCCATCGCGCCAACCGCGAGAGCAAGCGCAACCATGCCGTCAATCCGCTCAACAGTAGACGGCTTTATTAGCAACCTGTCACCCGTGACTCGGCCTTCTTTGATCCGAGCATTCGCCGCGCACATCCAAAGAACCGGGTGCATACCATGGCGAAGTTTCCCTTCGACCAAATACGCCTCCAGCTCGTTCAGATATGGCGACATGAATTTGTAAGACTGCTGAACCGGCAAAAACCGCTCAAGCTCTTCTTCGGTGAAACCCTCCTGAACCAGAAGTGGCTCAAGAATTTGAAACTTGTGCGGGTCAAACGCCACCTTCTGCACGTCTTGCGTATCAAACACGCCGCGCAGGTACGCCGCCAAGTGGCCGTATCGGATCGTTTTACCAGGAGTTGTATTAAGGTGGCCTTGATCCCGCCAGAGATCAT